GCCGGGGGGCGGGGGATTATTTTCGGCCGGGGCCGACTTTACTGCGGGGCATACGCGGCCCGTGACTGCGGAGCGACAGCCCTCCTAGAGAGACGCACCCCCCCCCACTGACTGCGGAGCGACATGGCCGCTACATTCCGATGGCCCGCCGGCCCCAAAGGCAAAGACTACACTGTGGCCGACCACGTTATAAGCCACAACAACCGCGCAATCAAGCGAACCGCGCGGCAGGCGAAAAGCATCATCGCCAGCGGCTTCCACGTTGAGGTCATCGCGGGCGTTCCTGTGTTCGTGGCCGGAGACCGAGGCGAGGAAACCGTCCGCAACCCATTGACCGGCGCGATGATAAGCGTGGGCAGCCGCATCTACAACAACTTGATTCGGAGCGGGTGGGTCCACAGCGATGGCGGTGGGCTCGTGCAGCCCGAGTCTGTCACTATCACGCCCCTCGACGTCGCGGACGCGAAGGACTTGGGCGGGGAGCTCGTCGAGGTCCTGAACGGGGTCGGAGGCGGCGACCTCCCCCTTTACCTCTCGCGCGCCGAAGGCGTGGGCAAGATGGTCCGCCTGCTTCACGCTCCGGCCCTCCACGTCGTCCTCTCTGCGGCCCAAGAGCTTGCGGGAGAATACGACTACGGCCTCGAACCCTTGTACGAGAAAATAGCCCACGGCGTCAACCCTCTCGCCGGGCTCGTCCTCATTCACCCGAAGACCATGAAGGCCGACTCCCAGTTCGTCGCCGCGGCGGGGCTGGACGGACTGTGCGTGCGCCGGTGCCTCGAGGAGCGCTTCCCGGCGAAGGACTGGAGCACCGTGCCCGAGTGCTGTGGCGACCAGGACATGGACGTAATCGCGCGGGCGAATGGCCTCGTTATTCGAGTCTGGGCCGCATCGCAGCCCGAGGGGCCCCTCCGCACGTGGCGGTCCGGCAACAACACCGGAGGCGCGCGCGGCTCGGTCTTCGACCTGTGGTACCAGTTCAACCACGTGATGATAATGCCGAAGGACTTGAAGTTTGCCGACGAGACCGCGCCCGTTACCTTCTACGAGACGCAGGAGGAGCTCCTTGCGGCGTTCTATGGCTTTCTTGAGAAGGTCCCAGTGAGGCCGATGGTTGGGGGCAAAGAGGATTGCCCGGAGTTCCTCGGGTTCAGCACGCCCACAGAACACCACAAAAAGACGTTCAACGGGCACCTGAGGCAGCCGGCGGCCTGGAGCGAGACTGGGGCCTCGCGCCGCGAGTTCATTGCGAGCAATGGCCGCCCACTGCAGCAAAGGCGCCTCCGCGTTAATCGAATGGGGGGGGTCGTCAACGACGCGATATACCACAACACCGGGTTCACGGGAATTACGTATAGATACGACCAGAGGCGCGCCTACAGTAACTTTAAGCTCTGCGCTTACTACAGCGGATTTCCGAAGCCTGGGGGCGTCTTCGAGGTCTTCCAGTGGGACGACAAGCTCCTGTCGGAAGATGTAGAGGGCGTGGCTCTGGTGGAGACGCGCCTGAGGTGGCCTGCCACGGCTTTCGAGTCGACGCGGCTGTGGGCCCCGCTCCCTCAGGTGCGGTACGCGCGGGACCGGGGGGAGAAGTTCGAGGTCCTGGCTGCCGTCCTCTCGGAGCGCGTCCCAGACCCATACGAGGGCGTCCGAGCGAACATTGGCGACGACGACAAAATGGTGTTCAACCGCCTCGTCGGCCGCCACTTCATGAGCGAAGTCACCCCTATGCGCGTCGCGACTTCCGCGGACGAGAGAGACGCCATGCTGGTCCAGGGCTGGTACGTTATGCGCGAGTTCGCGGTGGATGCGGGCCGTACGATTTGGCTTTGCGGCGCGAGAACGCCAGAGTCCAAAGACCCGGAATTCCCCTACGTCGCGGCTTACGTCCACGCGTATCAGAAGATAACGCTGCACAAGGACCTCCTCGCCCGACTTCCCGAGGTAGGAATGTCGTGGGAGCGGGATGTCGTGAGGGTTTGGGTCGACGGCGTGAGCCTTAAGAAACCGCTGCCCGACGGATTTCTCGACGAGTCGCGCTGGAGATACGAGGGGACCCGCGTTGGGTTCGACTACGGCTGCAGGCATGGCGACCGACCGACCAGAGTGGCGGAGGTGCCGAGACCAGTGGCCTACGACCGAAACCTCCTGAGCAGCCGGGTCGCCCTCCTGGGCCCGCCCGGCTCCGGGAAGTCTTGGGACGTGGACGCTTACTGGTGCGCGGGGCGTCGGGCCGTGAAAAGCGCGTCCACGCACGCCGCCAAGACTGTTCTGGGCCCGGAGGCGGTGACGACTCAGGGGCTTCTCAGACGGGCGTCGGCGTCTCCCGCGTACTTCCGGGACACGTTCGGCGGCATTGACCGCCTTGTGGTCGACGAGTTCACGATGTTGTCGCGGGACGAGCTCGAGGCGGTCCTAGCGCTGAACGTGCCAGTACTATTCAGCGGAGACTTCGAACAGCTGTGCAACTACAAGGACCCCATAACTATCGACTGGCTTCGAGAAAAAGGGTTCACGGTCGTGGAGAAGGAGAAAATCCACAGGGCCGCGACGCCCGAGACCCTCGACCTCTACTACAGCTGCCGCTACAACAGCATAGGCGGGATGGCGAAGGCCTGCGTTGCCGCGGGCGTGCCTCGCGTCGAATCGAAAGAGGTGGCGCTCCCCGGGCCCTGGGAGCGGGCGCACTACCTCGCCAGCCGGAACGATGAAGTTCGGCGCGTGAGTCTGGCGTACGCGGAAAGCTTCGGCGGCGTCCCGCAGTTGTGGGGGAGGGCTCACAAAAACACAGACACGCGGCTAACCGCTCCGGCCGCGCCGGGAATGCTCGTAATATGCGTCAAAACCTCCAAAACCGGCATGTACAACCAGGAGACTGGCTTCATTACGGCGGTGCACGGCCCCACGGTAACGGTTCGGCGCCAAAACGGCGAGGAGGTCAACATGGCCCTGACGCGCCTGAACCCAGGGTTCGCCATCACATACCACCGCTGCCAGGGCCAGACGTTCGACTTCCCTCTCTACGCGAGCCTCGACAACTTGTTCCTGCGAGTCATGCTGTACGTGGCAATCACGAGGGTCACAGACCTGAAGCACCTGCGCCTCGTGGGCGGGCCGCGCGACCTCGGCATGCTCCCCCACGATGAGTCGCCGAACAAGCCGCCGCCGTGTGACCTTCTCGATGACCTCCTCTAGCCGCCGAACGGCAAAGCTGGAACTTTTTGGCTCTGTGGCTGCTCTCTTGGCAGTATACGCCGCGATGTCCTGCGCCTGGCGCGAGGGCGAGACCGGCTGCTCCAAAATTCTCAGGAAAAAGGGCGAGACGCTCTGCTGGCGGCACCGGCAGCGGCGGCGCAAGTTTCTACCCTGCGGCCTCTGCGGCCGGCCCACCTACTCCCTCAAAGCCGAGTGCGCGCGGTGCGCCTCAAAAAGGTGGAGGGTCCACCGCGGCGAACACGACGCCGCCCTGGCCGAGCGCCGGGCCAGGCGGGCGGCCGATGCCGCCGAGGCCTTTGACCTGCTCGAGAGCCTAGGGCTGTGAGGCCTCACGACACCAGGAGGCCGAGAATCGAGCCGCCGGGGGCGGTGCCCGTGCCGTTGTAGCCGCAGGCGAGGACGTCCCCCGCCGCGACTGCCACGAACACGGCGCCGAAGCCGACGGCACCCGTGCCGGTGACGGTCGCCACCAGGGCGCCGTTTTGCGTTATTTTGTACTGGGTCGTGTTGTCGCCGCTCGTGGTGCTGTAGCCGATACCTCTGACGGCGCCGGCGCCGAGTACGGGCTGCCGGCTATCGACGACTTCGGCGGCGTCCGCCGCCATGGCCGCGCCGCCGTTTGCGCGGGCGAATTTCGCCACGTTTAGGATTCCGCCGTAGCCGTAGGACTGTCCGATGCTGAACGGGCTCCAGGCGGGCCCGCCGCCGGTCATCTGCAGGAGGGTCCCGTTGCCCCCGGGCGCGAGGCGCTGCATGCTGCCGGCGCCGCTGCCCACGAGGAGGTCGCCTAGGCCGATGCCGGCCCCGTTCACCGTCGCGGCGACGGAGAGGCCGCCGCGGACGTTGGCCGTGACGCCTAGCTGCGAGATGTTCAGGCCAAGCGCATTCGGGCCGATGAACTGGATGCCGCCCGAGTTATCGACCGTTCCGACAGTCGTCAGACTGTTGCCGCCTAGGTCGATGGAGCCGCTCATCGTTCCGCCCCCGAGGGGCAGGTACCCGCCGCCGGACGGAGTCACCCACGTCGCCGCGCCGCCCGACATCTGCAGGCTCGAGCCGTCGGCGCCGGGGGAGAGGGTGGTCATGGAGTTGGCTCCCGTGCCCACAAGGAGGTCGCCAGAGGCCGAGCCGGCCCCGTTGATGGTACTACCGACCGACAGGCTGCCCTGCACACCGGTGAGAACTCCGGGCTGGGAGAGGTTGAGCGCGGTGGCGTTGGGGGCGATTGTGACGGTACCCCCGGCGTTGTCGAGGTAGGGGGCGGAGGTGAGCGAGTTCCCGCCCATATCGATGTCGTCGCTCATGGTCCCGCCGCCGAGGGGCAGGTACCCCCCGCCGCTCGGCGTGAACCAGGTCGGACTACCGCCGACGGACTGGAATATGGTACCATCGGCGCCGGGCGGGAGCCTCGCCATATTGCCCGACCCCGTCCCGAGAAGGAGGTCGCCGTACACGTTGCCGGCGCCGTTGATGAGTCCCGAGGCGTCGAGCTGTCCGACGGTGAGGTGCCCCGTAAAGGCGTACGCGCCCGGGTTCGGGGGCTCGAGGGGCGAGTTGTCGATTAGGTGCCAGTTTTTGCTCGCCGGCTCGCGCACGAGGCCCGTGAAGTAGACTGGGCCCGCTGGGAGCTGCTGGGCGTAGAACCCGACCGCCATCGAATCGTCGACTGCCGCGGCGTTCACCTCGAAGAGGGGGTCGTCGACCTTAAGCTCGTCGACGCGGTTAAGGACCCGGCAGGTGAGCGTATCGACCTCGAGGGAGCCGTGGGAGCTCGAGAGGTCGCCGGGCGGGGGAATGGTGACGCCGTCGGTGAGGTGCCACTTCCCGTCGTCGCCCGCTTGCCGCATGAGGCCCGCGTAGTAGGTGGGGCCGGGCGCGAGGGGGGTGATTGGCGCGTACAGGCCGATGCCCGCCTGGTTGGTGGCCGAGTCGTTCACGACGACGGCGGCGGCGCTGGTGCTCAACGTGGCCGACTCCACCGAGCTCGCCACGACGGCGCCTGTGTAGACGTTGCCGGCCCCCAGGTTGCCCTCTACGGTGGCGTCGCCCTGGACGTTCAGGAGTGACGAAAGCACGAGGCTCTTCGCCTCCATCTCGCCGAGCTGCGACAAATCGGCGGCGGGGGGCGCGGTGGCGCTCCCGTCGAAGAGGTACCAGGTCCCGCTCCCCTCGTCTCGCACGAAGCCGGTGTAGACGTCGGGGCCGGGCGGATTCTCGCGTAAGGCGTAGACTCCGATGGCTTCGGCGGAGGCCCCCATCTTGTTGAGCTCGATGAGGGGCTCGGCGCTGTTGAGGGTGCCCATCACCGTCATGTCTCCGCTCACCTTCATGTCCCCCGCCACGGCCACCGACCCCCCTACGGAGAGGTCGGCGACGACGGCGGCGGCTTCGAAGGCAACGGCCAGGGGCACGGGCGTCCCCGCGAGCACATGGTTGAGCGACATCGCGGATATACCCGGCCGCAAAATGGGGCCGGCTTCTTCTTTTTCCGGCCTACTCGGCGTGGGCGTCCTTGGCCTTCGCCTCCTCCATGGAGAAGGGCGGCGCCTGGCCCGCGGGCGCGGGCCGCCCCTTCAGGTACGCCTCGAGGCTCGGGGTCGCCTCGCCGGCCCGGCCGCCCCCGGACAGGAAGCGCACCGTATCGCCGCAGCGGTGCCGAAGGAGGGCGTCAACGGCCCCCATGAGGCTGAGGTGCACCGAGACGTCCGACCACTCTCCGGACCACACGGACCAGGAGGTAATAGTCAGCTTCCAGCTATCGCCCACCGGCTCGACCGAAGCCGACACAAAGCGCGGCATCGGGTATAAGGCCCAAAAGAATGGCCGAGGGGTCAATCGAGCGGCTGGTCGACGCGGTGGCGGCGGCCCGAGCCATTGCGAAGGCGGGCGTCTCGGTGGACACCGCGCGCATTCGGGTGGGCTGCCTCCTCCGGTGCGCCAAGCGGCTGGAGGACCTGGACCGCGACCCGGCGGGCGTTCTCGCCGCGCTCGCGCCCCTCCCCCCCGGTACGCGCCGGAACCGGCTCACTGCCATTCGCACGTACTATCGGGGGAGGGGGGCGGCGCTGCCGGAGCCGTACGCGGAGGCCCTTCGCAGGGCCTCGCGCGCGGTCGCTAACGAGCGGACCGAGAGGCTCGGGTCGTGGCGCAAGCGCCGGGCCGCTCAGTGCACGTAGCGGCGCTGGAGCCGGCCCTGGGGCTGGCGGACCTGGCTGCGGCCGCCGGCGTAGCTCTCCATCGGCTCGCCGAGGGCGTACATGCCGTCCATGTGGCCGCCGACGCCGCGCCCCCCAACGAGGCGCCCGCCGGCGGGCACCACGGGGTACGCCTTCGGCTGCATCTCCTGGATGATGTGGGCGCCCCGGGAGAGGTTGGCCTGGGCGGCGGAGTCGACCGCCCGCTGTATCGCGCTCGCTGCGCCGATGCCCTTGGCGAGGCCGCCGAGGCCTGCCGCTCCGGCCGCAAGGCCGAGGATGGGGGCGAAGGGCGCGAGCTCTTTTGCGACGTTTCGGACGAGGTTCTTGACCCCGGTCCACAGGCTCCCGCCAGCGAGCTGCTCGTGCGCGGAGGGGTGGATGGGGGGCGACTCGATGCTGGCCAGCACAATCTCTCGGGTGAGGTTCCCCAAGTTGCTCACGCTGCCATTTGGGACCACCGTCAGGGTCCCCTCGTTTATCCAAACGATGAAGAGCTCGGCGTCGATTGGGGCGCTGTTTAGGTTCGTCAGAGTTACCAGGAACTGAGCGCTGAACTGTCCTTGCGTTCCGGGGGCCAAATCGTCTCCAAGGCCGACGTCCTCCCCGAAGTCGATAATCGCGCAGGCGCCCCGGTATTTGTGCCAGTCGTGCCACGACAGGTTAGAGCCGTTCTTTTGGCTCATCTCCCAGAGCTGCTCCTCCGTCGCCACGGAGAGGAGGGCGGCCTGGTTATCCCATTGGAGCGAGATTTGGCTAATGCCGAGGAAGTTCTGGGTAGTGTTGAAGTTCCGGGTCGGGGACGTCCTCTGGGCCCACACCAGAGCCCGCCGCGGCACCATGCTCAGTTTTATGCTGTCCGACGCGAACAGCGAGAGGCTGGCCCCAGGCGCGAGGGCGGGCGTGAGGTTCTTGCGGTAAATCTGCGGGTTGCTGAAGGGCAGGATTTGGCGGGGTGGGATTTTCTGCAGCTGGCCGGGCGTGAATTGCCGGAACACGATGGCGGGCGGGCTGGGGAAAGACACGGCGACGCTCGTAATGAGTGGGTTGGTGACCGAGTCCGTGCTCCACGCCAGCGAAAGGTTGTTCTTTAGCTGAATCGTTACCAGAAATTGATTAACGTTAACGAAGCCCTCATCTTGTCCGCTGAGGGCGAGGAGCGGGTCGACGAGGATGGGCTCGGTGAAGGTGTAGGTGACGTCGTTGGGCGCGTTCAGGACGAACGGGAAGCCGCCGCGGGTGGGCTCCGCCGAGTTCTCGCCGTAGCCTGCGAGGGGGTTGCGGGCGCTCCCGAAGGTGGTCCAGTCGCCGAACTGCTGGAAGCTGTCGGGCTGGGCCGTCGTCGTGCTCCAGTATTTGCGCCGGTCCTCGGGGGTGTTGTGCATCGTGCGGAGCGCCGCGGCGATGTCGCCCAGCTGCACCGTCGTAATGTTGCCGTTGATGGTGACCGCGATGGACTCGATGATGGAGGAGAGGGGGAAGCTGGCGGGGGAGTCGGCCAGGCCAATCATGAACGGGCCGCCGGTCGCCACGAAGCGCATGGGGATTCGTATTTTCCAGTCCCGCGAGATGATGGTGCTCGTGCTCGGGGGCTGAAAGGACCAGTTGATGAGCTGCGTGCTGAAACTCTGCGCGGGCTCGACGCGCTCGGTGACTCGGCTGGCGCCGCTGCGCACGACATGGTCGCGGATGCTGTCGGGCGCGACGGCCACGCGCGGGTCGGGAAGTCGGACGGTCTCCATGACTCGCGAGTATGAAACGCGGGAAAAAAACCCGCGGCGCCGCTCGGGCGCGAGTTACGCGGCAACTACGAAAGCGCGGCCTACCGCGCGCCTAGGTGAGGTTGAGCGTCTTGCGCCGAAAGACGAGCTTCACGTCGAACACCCCGCCGTAGATGAGCGGCAGGGGGCGCCGCTGCCCGAACCGGTCGACGAGCGAGACGCCGATGGTTATCGAGTAGAGGGGGGTGCCTCCGCCGAGGCTGTACCAGCGGAGGGGCCCCTGCGGGAAGAACTCGATGGGCTCCCGGCTCGGGACCGTCGATAGCGGCGCGAAGTCGGTGAATGAGTAGACGAACTGCTCTTGCCCTATCTGGCCCTTCGCTTCGGGAGCCGGAGGGCCCTGGAGCTCGGGCGAGAGCGGGATGGTGATGGAGTCGAAGGAGATGAAAGTCACGTCGCTCCACACGGCCAGCGTCGGCAGCTCCTGGTCCATGCGGTAGTAGTCGGTGAGGCCGACCGTCTGCCGGTTCAGTTCGTGCATGGACTGGCCGTCATAGCGGAACTGCAGAGGGCTGTTCGTGGCGCTGGGAAACTGGTTCGAGAACGGAGTGTTGCCCCCCATATTGCCGAACAGACGCGCTATCGTGTAGGTCATGTAGACGTCCCCGAAATGCGACGGCGAGCTGTACGCCACTGGAATGAAGAGGGAGAAGAGCTGGGTCTCGTTGTTGTAGAGGAAGAAGGGCGGGGCCCTGAGGTCCGCCCGCTGGGGGGCGGTGAACGCGTTAAAGGCCGCCAGGAAGGCGTTGTTCACCATCAGAAGGTACTGGCCGATAGTCCAGACTGGGCCGGCAGGCGAGCCGTCGGGGAAGTCTGGGGCATTCCCCACGTAGGTGAGGGCGACCGTAATGAACGTGTCCGAGGGCACGTGCACCAGGGTCACGCGGTCGACGCGCGTGGGGTCCTGCTGGTCGGGCGGGAGCGGGGCCGCAAAGCTGGACCAGTTGAAGATTGGGATTCCCTCCTGCGGCACCCGGAAGCGGGCGACCGCCAGGCGGTAGTCCTCGGGCTTGTCGAGGATGGGGACGGGCCTCTGGTCTCGGAAGGAGACGTTCGAGATGGTGACCGTGCTCGAGCTCGTCACGCGGGCAGTGTAGTAGAGTTCGTCAGGGCCGGCGCTCGCCGGGTCTTCCCGGTAGCGGTCCGAAGGCTCGAGGAACGAGACGAGCGACATTGCCGCCGTGTATACTAGAATGGAGAAAAAGGCGGTCGGCTATTCGGTCACGGGCGGCGACCTGATGCGCCTCGGCATTCCGCTCAAGGCCTACAGCGAACTCGAGCCGGGCGACCCGGTCCGGACGTCCGCGATACTGTACGAGGCCGAGAAGGGCGTCGGCCACTGGGTCCTCGTCGTCGTGAAGCCCGCCGGAACGCGAGGGGGCGGGCCGCGAGGCCGCCTGGAGTGGTTCGACAGTTACGGATTCGATGTGGACGAGGAAGAGAAGAACGGCGCCGAGCTATCGGCGGCGCAGGGTCCCGTCCTCTCCGGGATTGTCGATGACTGGCAACGGCGCACGGGTGGCGAGGTCGTCGTGAACGCGCGGCAGCTCCAGGCGACGAAAGAGGACGACAACACCTGCGGGCGCTGGGTTATCGCGAGGTACTTCGCGCGGGACACGCCGCTCGAGGAGTGGCTGGAGAGGTACCCGGGGCCTCCCACAAAAAACGACCTCGCCGTGGTCCTGGACACCCTCCCGCTCCTCAGAAGATAGGGCGGGCCAGCAGGGGGTCCACGAAGCGGATGCCGCCAACGGCGGCCGCGTTGCTTTTTGCCCGGCGCCCCTGGCTCTCTGCCCGGGAGACGGCCGGCGCGACGGCAATGGGGGCCTCGCCAAGGAACTGCTGGGCGGCGGGTATGTAGCCCGACATTCCAGCGCTTCCGGCCAGTACGCCACTCTCGCTAAAGACGCCGGGCGCGTAGACCCCGGCCACACTCCCGCCCTGCATCTCGTAGACGCCGCCGGGGCCGCTGACCATGCGATGGGGGAGACGGCCGCCGACAACGTCCTGGGGCGGGTAGTTCACGCCGTAGCCGATGGGCTGGAGCCGGAAGTCCTCGCGGGAGCGGTTAGCCGCCACCTTCAGGTGGAAGACCGCGCGCTCGATGGCTGCGTTCTCGTCGCGCGACGGCTGCTGCGCGAACGCGTTCGGTATGGTCTCGTCGATGGCGGACATTCTCGCCGATATATAGGCGGGGAAAACGGATGACCGCCGAAAGCCCATACGTCCTCGCGTGGGCGAAGGACGGGGCGAGCGACCTCGAAGGGAAAGGCCAGACAATCGCGTGGCGCCCCCCCTCGGGCGGCCTCCCGGGCGGGTTCCTGAACATGAAGCCGGCGAAGGGGAAGGGCCGGAGAGAGGTGACCGCGCCGCCGGAGACGCCGAGCCTCGAGGTGGCCCCTCGGCTCGATATGGTCAACCGCCTGCTGATTTCCGGCCAGTCGGGGGCGGGAAAGTCGTACTTCGCGGGTTGCTGGCTTCAGACGTTCCTCGACTGGGCCGGCCCTCGGGACGTGTTCATATTCAGCAAGGTGGCGGAGGACGAGTCCCTGGACGAAATCGAAGGCGCCCAGCGCGTCGACCTCTCAGAGCTGCCCGACGACCCAATACAGGTCGAGGACCTGGCCGGCGCCGTCGCGCTATTCGACGACGTGGACACGATTAGCAACAAAAAAGAACTCCGAGCCGTTCAGGACCTCCGCAACGATGTGCTCCAGACAGGCCGACACGATAAAATACAGGTCCTGACCATAAACCACCTGCTCACGAACGGGAGCGAGACGCGGAAGGCTCTGACCGAGGCCACGGCGGTCGTCTTGTTCCCTCGGGCCGGGACCCGCCTGCAGGCCACGCGCTACCTGCGGGACTACTGCGGTTTTGAGCGCCCGCTCGTGCGGAAAATCATGAGCGTTCCGAGCCGCTGGGTCTACGTCGCGCGGACGTTCCCCCCCTACGTAGTCCACGAGCGGGGCGCGTTCCTCATTTAGACCGCGACCTCCGCTCCGCCGTCCTCTTCGGGGGCCCCCTCGGGCCAGAGCAGGTCCTGCATGCCGGCCACAAAGTCCGAGTAATCGGTTTCGAGGAGCTCGCGAAGCTCGCGGGCCTCGACCGGCTCGATAATCCGGCAAAGCCGCGCATCCTGCGCCGGCCAGGCCTTCCGCCAGAGGGCTCGGGCGGCCTCGGGGCCGCGCTCTTTTGCTTCCGCCGCGAGCTCCGCGGCCAGGCCCGAGTAAATGGCGTGGCACGCCGCGGCCTGCCCCTCCTTCTCGTCGGGCGCCTCAGGGCCCGGGCTGGGCACCAGCAGGTCGCTGAGCACCTCGAGGCTCTTGCGCGGGAGCAAGTCCAGGGCAAGCGCGTCGGCGGCTGCCGGGGCAATGTTTTCGCGAATAGCGCCGGCAAGGTCCTCGCGGCTCATAGTCGTCCGGCCTGCGGAGTCCTACACTATACACGCGGCCGGGGGAGGCGGGCGCGCGAAAATACGACAAAGGCGACCGTGCGCAAACGGCCTTCGAATTTACCGCGCAGGACAGTCTGCCGCGCCATAGCCGAAAAGCCGCGGCGCTACAGCGCGTTCATAGATATCCACGCGTCGATGTAGCAGCCCGCGGCGGCCGGCCAGTTCGGCGATTTCTTCCAAGAACGCCCGCCCGGTACGCGGATGGTCAACTTCGTCCAAGACCGCCCGAGTATCCACGCCCCGACAGCGATTTCGGTTTTTGGTGCGCTAGTCGCCGACGCCGGTCACAAAGTGCGCGGTGGCGCTCCAGTGAATCCTCGGGCCAGGGCCCGGCGGCCTCAGCACGCAGACCTCAATTCGGTCCCCAGTTTTGACCGTGGGGCTCCCTTTCGTGAGCCAGTTGCAGGGCTGGACGAAGAGCTCTGCGGCTCTGGCCTGATAGTAGACCTGGACTCCTCGCTGACCGACGAGCCGCCCGTTTACGAAGATGCCGAATACGGCTGGGTCCATCCACTGGAGGCTCTCGAGGTATTCGTCGATTCGCCGCACGGCGTTGAGGCTCGGTCGGTCGCCGCGCTCCTTCGCGGAAAGTTCGAGCTTGAGCAGCTTGCCGGCGCTGGGCGCCGCCCAAACCGTGAGCTCGGACCGTGCGGGGTGGCAGGGGAACGGCTCGGGGTCGGAAAGCTCGGTCGCCACAAGCCACGCCCACCGCTCGCCCGTCTCGGCCGTGCCGTAGAACCGCGCGCTAAAGGGCTCGGGCCCTCCGTCGAGAGCGTCGAGTTCGGCGTCGAGCCCCTTCAGCTCCTCGGACATGGTGCATAAGTAGGCGGCAGAAAGTCGGCCGCCCGGCGCAGGCCCTCGGGCAGACCGAGCGGGAAAATAGGCCGCCCTATACGCGCCGACATGTCCGCAGCGTCGACCTACAGGCCCGGATTTCCCGGAGAGCACCACGCCATCCTACTCCTGCCTGGACGCCCTCCCCGGCCCGGGCGGGCCAACTACATGGGGCCGGGCACGCAGCTGTACAAGCGCCTCGCGCGCGGCGACCCGCCCCGCACCGACTCCGACCGAGCAGCGCGGGCCCACGATATCCGCTACGCCCTCGCGAAGACTCCGCAGGAGGTCACGCGGGACGACCGGAAGCTAGTCGAGGTGCTGAGAAAAATCAGAGAGCGGAGGAGCGACTACGCGATAAACACGCTGGAGGGCGAGCTGCCCATCCGCGCCAAAATCTTCGCGGAGACTCACGGCCTCCTCAAGCCAGGGCGAATCGGGGGCTACGGCGATGCTCCGCCCGAGCTCGAGCCGTACCTGCGGGAGTTCCTCGAAAAAGAGGCCGCCCTGGGCTACGGGCTCCGCGCCCGGGCCGTGGTGCCGCACCCCGACACGCCGGCGCCCTCGGCGCAGGGTCGGTCGCAGTTCGGCTCCTACTCAATACTGTAGGCGCTGAATGAGCTCGGCGAGCTGGCCGCCGGAGAGCCCGGAGCCGCGAATCGCCTGCTCCAGCTCGTCGACCTCGGCCACCTCGCCCGCGGTCGCGTCGGTCACGCCAGGGGGCGAGCCAATCTGGGCGATGACCTCGGGCTGCTGGTTCGCCAGCGAGAGGTCCCCGCCCCTGGCGCGGGCCCGCTGAATGCGGGGGGCCGGAGCTCTCTGCCGGCGAGGCGCTGGCATGGGCTCGGGCTCAGGCTCGTCCATTTTCTGCTCCGGCGCGGTAGGGTGGACGCCGAGCTTCGCAAGTTGGTGCACGAGGCGGTCCACGCGCTCCTCCTTTCGGAGGCGCCTCTTTCGCGCCGACGCGGGCGGCGCCCAGTCTGGGTACCACGACCGGTAAATGGCCGCGACCTCGTCATAGCCGGGAGTTCCGCGCCCGATTCGGCCGGTACCCCCCTCGGCCGCCCACTGTGCCACCGCGTCAGTCCAACGCCTGCCGGTGTGCGACATGCTCGCGCTATACGTGCCTACAGAAACATCAGCACCAGGTCAATACCCCCGGGCAGCACCTTGGTGGCGTACCGGGCGCCGAGCACGGGCTCCGCGATTCTGTAGCGCAGCTGGCCCCGGGTGCGGTGCGCCCGCTTCAGGGGTGTGTAGCCGTGTCTCTGCAGCCAGTTCCTCGCGCCCCCCGGCGTCCACCGGTCAGCCGCGAACGTAACCGCCTGCACCGGCATGCCCGTCGGCGATTTTCTCCGCCCCTATACTCGGCGACAATGAGCGCCGCCCGTGCCAGACTCGCCGCCAGGGCACAGCCTCGGGCCGTACCCCCTCCCGCGCCCAAGCCCGCCCCCCCCGCCATCTGCTTCGTCGCCGGCTGCGGAGGCCCTGCCTTCAGCCCCGCGGGCGCCTGCCGAGTCCATTGCGACCAGTGCCCTCCCGACATGAAGCTGACCGGAGAGCGCAGTCCGCGCTCGTTGGAGCCAGCCAGGCCCATAGTCCAGGTCTGGCGGCCGGAGCCTGCCCAGCCGCCAGCGGCGGCCGCGCCCCAGAGACGGCGGCGCGACCCACGCGACTTCGCGCCCCGACACGGAGGCGAGCCCTCGACGCTCCTCGACTCCCCGCGCAGAGGCTGGGGCGCGTTGAGCGCCAGCACTCCGGGTCTCGACTCCAAGCACGACGAGTAGGCCCAAAAAGCGCCGGCCGCCATCGGGCCGTTTTTTGTGCAACTCACGGGGTCTCGCCGAAGAACACCTCAACGCTGGTACCGAGCGGGTTCGTGGGGGTGTTGTTAGTCTGCGCGTAGTAGCGGAGGCCGGCCACAATCGGCACCGGAGGCGAGATGGGGAAGATGCTGTACTCGTTGGCGTTCGGCATGGTAATCGTGACCAGCGCCGTGTCTACGTTCGAGTTGTCTCGCTCGACAAACGAGAATTGCGTGCCAATGGCCCCGAGGGAGCCGACCCCGATGCAAATTTTCGTGACGAGGCCGCTGACTGGCGCGATTAGCCAATTTCGCGAGGATAGCCGGGCGGGGTCGGGGAGGGGGGAGTACCCCTGCAGAACCAAAGCGGGAGTGCAGTTGCTGAAGAGGTTTGTAACAACCGCAGCGCGCCCCGTCAGGTCGCCGCCGAACGAGAATTTGCCGCGGAACACCTCATCCCCGAGGGTCAGGGTCTCGGCGGACAGCGTCACCGCCGATATCTCGCCGTCGACGATAAGGCTCTTGCCCTCCAGGGCGAGAGGGACGGGCGTGCCCTCCAGGACGTGGTTGAGGCTCATGGCTCCCGGTTATACGTGCGCAGAAAATCGGAGCCGCGCCGAGGCAAAGGCGCGCACCGAGCCCAGGCGCCAAATTCTCCCGCGCCGTATTCACACGCATGCCCCGCGCTTCGAGCATGAGAGGAGGGCGGCACCCGCCCCGGGCCCACGCGGTCCGGGCCCACACCCAGGCCGGCTACTATGTCGCGCCCCACGAGGTGCGGACCTACACCGTTGCCGGCCATCCGGTGCGAGCCCACATGGTCCGCGGCCACCAAGTGATGGCCCACCCCGTGAGGGCCTACAGCACCAAGGGCGGCGCTCTGACGTCGAGGGCCCAGCTCGGCTGGCAGGCCGAAATTAGGAGGGCGCAGAAGGCCAACCCGGGCGTGACTCGCGCCCAGGCGATGCAAATCGCCAGCGCCCAGCGCGGCTAGCCCCGCCCTTCGGCGTTCTCTTTTGCGCCATGTGAAAATATCGGCCGAGCTGTGCGCAGCGTGGGCCAAAAACTGCGAGCCGGGCGCGCTTTAGGCGCTCCGCCGAACTTTCCAATACTCATTGCCGGCCTTGCTCACGAAATGCATCGCCTCCATTCGGCCTACCTCTCGCCCGCCACACTCGAACGTGGCGACCCCCTTTTTGCGCCCCGTTCGGTAAGCGCCCGCGTCCTCGACTCGCCAAATAGCTCCGAGCTCTTTGGCCACAACCCACACCGGGGCCCATTCCTCTTCGAACTTTTTGAGGCTGGCCTCCTTATCAGCGGCGTCGAGCCTGTCAATATTCTCGAACATCCGAGCGGCCTCGACCCAGGCCCAAGGCATTGCCTCGGACAGCTCCGCCCTCCAGGCGTCAGCGGCTTCGTCGGCCGCCGCCTTGCTTCCGAATCCCATAAGTGGGCCCAGGGGTACGCGCCTATTGCCCCAGGTGGCCTCTGCATGAACCGTCCAATCCTCGCACTGCCGCGTCTTCCGCACAAACACCCGCATACTATCGTAGCTGGGCGGAACCCTCGCGGCTGCCACAAGCTCACGGTCGAGCCACCGGAAGAAATCCCAGTCCGGCTCGTTCATCGCTTTTCGTGGGTGCGTCTCTCTAGGAGGGCTGTCGCTCCGCAGTCACGGGCCGCGTATGCCCCGCAGTAAAGTCGGCCCCGGCCGAAAATAATCCCCCGCCCCCCGGCCGCCCGCCCGCTCGCCCCCTGAAAGCCCTCGGATGCCTCGGGCTCGCCCTCCTCCGCTCCCTCTCTTCCCGGGGCCTGGCCGGTCCTCCCGGGCCCTCTATCTGGGCCCTCGGGCCTCGGGGGTCCGCTCGGGGTCCAGGGGCCTCCGGCCGGCCCAGTCTCGCGGCCCAGCCCTACCCCCGGGCCTGGGCCGGGGGTCCTTTTTGGGGGGCCCCGATTTTCCCAGAGTTTGGGCCGGGGGGCCCGTTTATCGGGGGGGTCCGGAGACCCCTCAGATCCAGGCCGTTCGAGCTGGGGGAGTTCCGGGACGGTTTAAAGTCCAGGGAGGA